ACCTACACTGGATTCTAGGCGCGATGGCCACGCAACTACTTCGCTCCGGCGAGGACGCGCTCGATACCGACATGCCTGAAGGCGCGTTTGATGAGTCCCTCGTCGCACGCATGCGCATCATGGCCGCGTTTCCAGAAAGCGATTTTGTCGCGCTGATGGGTTTGTACTTTGACGGGCGAGAATCCCTGCACCATCTCATTCGTACCGAATTCACGCAAGACGGCATTGTTGCAATGCCCAAAGGAGGGGCGGCAGCGAACCTGCCGCCCGCCCGATTTCCGGTACGTGCCTGTCTCTGCCAAGTCGCGCGCGAACTGGTCGGAAAGCCTGATGAATTTGGCAGCTAGCTTGACGCTTTATTCCTCAACGCCGTTGCCCTGCGCCTTGCAAATGACGCAAAGCGTGGCGAGGAAGTTCTTTGACGGCGGACCGTTCGCTGACTGGAAAAAAGCAAGGGAAGCGGAATTAAAAACTCAGGCCGCCGTCGTCAACCGTCTTAATGACGTGATTCGATCTAATGGAATCGTTGCCAAGACCATCGCAAAAACGTCACGTTAACGCGACTACGCAATACGCGGAAAATCAAGCGTAGGCCGCCATATGCGTGCCATACAGTAGGCAGTAGACCATTTACTGCCGTCATCGCGCTGAAGGAGCCGTCATGACCGTTTCAAACGCTGCCTACCTCAAGAGTTTCTACGACGCTACCCAAGCCATGGGAGCGAAGGTCATTTCGAGCGACTTTGCCTTTGAGATCGAAGGATTCGAGGGAAATTACTTGCTCTGCAAACAGGCACCTTGGCCTGAATTGGCTCCCGCTGGGGAGATCGAAGTGCCTACGCCGTTAGGAGCGACCATGTGGCAGCCACAACAATTAAAGGTTGCCCAACAAGGACAAATCTCGATGTTCGAGACCGTAGCTGGAGACATCGACCAGATGATGGTCAATCTCATCGCGCGCGGTGGCACGTATGCCGGTGGCGGCGCAACCTTTAACGCCAAGATTTACGAAGGTACGCCAGCAAAGTTCCTGCGCGCTAAGCGCATCGTGGACGCCTTCATTCAAATGGACATCCCCGACCGCGATTGGGAGAACCGTTCGCAGCCGCTGATGTTTAGCGGTACCTTGTTCTACCACTACTTTGGCGAGGTCATCACAGGTAATTCGAGTGATTATCGCTAATGACAACCTTAGCTGATCTGGCAAACACCTTTGCCAGCAAAGAGCGGCCTGCTGGGAATTTACTGGACGATGCGGGGGTGTTGGCACAGGCTATTGCTGCAACGCGGTTTTATGCCGGTTTTGCGACACTGCGTGCGCATGATGGTATGACAACAGCGCCAGCCATTGATGAAAAAACCACTCTCACGACTTCCGAATGGGCATTAGTACGCCCACTGTTCCTACTCTACGTCGAACGCGAGACGGCAATTCAGCTAGAAGCATCACGCGGCCTAGGAACAGACCCGTTCGGGCGATCTTCAAGTGAGGTTGCCTCCGACATCTCTCAGATTGAAGCAGACATGGCGCGCAAGGCGTTTTTTCGTCCTATCGTAACCGTCTAGTTAAGCCATGATTATTTTGCTTGAAAACGGCAAGCAAATACGCGGCGACCTCGTTGAATCTGCGGTATTGCGCTCGGACTTAGCGCCAGTTCCCTTGACGCTAGAAGCGCAAATCCGTGCCGCAGATCATACGCAGGAATTGGACCTCTTGCTCGCCGAGGGGCGCAAGGTTTCGGTCGCCAGTGGTGACGCGCTGCATATTGTTAAGTCTGTACGAGTTACTGGACGCAGTACGCAAGGCACGCGCGAAATGGCAGCCTACCGAATCACTGCCTTGCTGGATCGTTGCCTAGGTGTAGCATACGTTCGCAGCCGTGCCGTCATCAAAGAAAATACCGCGCTTTCAAACATCTATCGGGCTTGCGGGGCAGCTATTAGCACCTTGGACGCTGATTTTCCCGTGCCGCGTTTTTATTGCCCTGTCGGCGAGACGCCGAGTTTTCATATCGCTCGCATACTGCAAGAAGAAGGCGGCGTCGTAAGTTGGAAAGCAGGGCGATTGCAATTTGCACGTCTGGCCGACTTATTCAAACAAAAAGCCGCTGCTACCATGCCGGACAACGCATCCGATGACGTAGACGGCGCGTTTGTTGAACGTCACGAAGTGCCGTGGTTTTTCTCGATAAATGAGAGCGGCTCGGCTGTATTCGGTGCGCGCGAAAAGCCGCGCGCCGTGCGCTATGTGCCATTCAAAAACGTGCAACGCTTGCGCAATATGACGCGCTGCTTGGTGTATCGCAAGAAAATGACGATTAACTACGACGCTCGCCTTGGTGCTGGCGATTTGATAGCCTTTGTTGGCGGAAAAAATCTCGTCGTTATCACTGCCGCACACGTTTTCAACAGCGGCACAGATGATGGCGGCAACCAAGAAAGCTATACGCGTTTGTGGTTAGGTGCATTGGAGCAATGATGCAATATGGTCTCATGTCCGGCCGTTACCCTGCCATCGTCCGCAGCTACCATGCCGCGCGTCGAACATGTCGCATTGAAATCCCCGGCCTGACAGACGGCGGCGATGTACTGCCAGAGGCAGAAATCGAGTACGCCATCGGTGATAAATCCCGCTCAGGGCAGTTTGAAACAGAAATTGAGATACTACCAGGCGACACTGTATGGGTAGCTTTCATTGGCGGCGACTCACGTTACCCGATCATTACCGGCTACAGGAACCCGCAAGCCGGAAATTCGATGAATTGGCGTCGTTGGCATCACGACAACATGGAGTTACTGGCCGATACGTTGATGAAAATGATTGCAGGTGGCGACCTCCTCATTCAATCCGCAACGCATGTCACAGTACAAGCACCGACTGTCACAGTGGATTCGCCCCAAACCACATGTACCGGGAACCTGACCGTTCAAGGCATGCTGACGTATCAAGGCGGCATGACCGGCTCAGGCGGCGGAAATGCTGCCACGATCACGGGTAACGTCGCGGTAGAGGGTGACATCAGCGCAACCGGTTCGATCATGGACTCGGGCGGTAACAGCAACCATCATTCACACTAAAGGGAATCGTCATGAAAAACCTGTTATTCAGCTTTGAATATTTATCGTCCAAAGATAAGGCTGTCCGTCAAGCTGAACGCTATTTCTCACGCGCAGGCGCAAATGTGGTTCAGCAAGAAGTCCTAACATCGGTCAAACGATCGTCTGGCATTTCGTACCGAGAAATGGCTCTGACCTTCGCTGATTCGCAGCAAGTCACGCTACGTGTCAAACAATCCGGAGATATTTTTCAGGTCTTACTCAATGGCAAGGTATTGCCGATCAAAAATCAAGACGATCATGCGAAAGCAATTGCCGAGATCGTCCAAGCCATGGATAAAGGACGTTCCCGATTCCAGAAAGTCCTAGCACTTGCCAAGGTGCGAGCGCCAGCGGGAATCCGTACCGCAGCACCTAAGATGATGCAAACTTTAAGTGAAAAACGCGACGCATTAAAAGCTGCCATTGCAGAGGTGCGAGACGAAACTGCGGCGATACGTACGAAGTTAAGTGCTGCTGTCTGAGGGGAAATGCTCACCATAACCGAGTATCGCCACATCCTCTATCCGCAGCTGGACAGCGCACGTGCTGATAGAGACAGACAAACCAATATTCAGCGTGGTTTGTCTGCCTTAGATAAGGTGCTTAAAACCCCTGGGCGCGGCTGACGAAATAACTCTAACACACCAAATGCTTTAAAGCGAAATCCGAAGCGGAAAACGCAGGGGTTCGACCGGCAAGCTGCGCCCTACCATGACGTAAAGCCAGACAATGCCGCGCGTGTCCTACGCGCCGACTATTTTCACTGCGAAGGAACACAAGTCATGCTCCAAAAAGTTCACTGGAACATCGATGCCCTGCCCTATGACGGCACGCTCGCTCACATCCTCTATGACATCCGACGTTCCGACGCTGGCGAAAACTTGCTGTTGGATGCCGTCTCAGAGCGCGACATTCTCGAAGACAGCGACGGCGAATTGAGCTTTGACGCGCTGGTCTCGCCTTATCAGCGATTAGAACGGCGCATGGAAATCCTACGCGGCATTATGGAGCGCACAGGCGACAAAGTGAAACCCATCGCCTTGCAGGTGACGCAACCGTTCAAGCAGCGCGGCGTTGCCAACGTGGCAGCGATTTTTGAATTGTCTGACGGACAAACCGTTTCCATCTACTTCCACAACCCGGACACGACGCCCGGCAAGATGGCACCGACCGACGAGGTGATTTCGTGGAAATGGCTGCTGAACAAAAAAGACATCACGATTGTGGTTGCACCCGAGCGCGGCGCGGATTTGAACGTGCGCGAAGTCGCGCGGCGCATCATGAGACTGGCGGAAAAAAACAGCGCTGCGTTTACCCGCGCCAACGCCAAACGCGCCGAGCGCATGCAAACCATCGCGGATTTGAAAACCGAAATTGCCCAGCTTGAAGTCGAGTTGAAATCAGCACAAAACGAACTGGAAGTGGCGAAGCTAGAATGGGAAGAGGTGCAGGAACGGGCGAAAGCACAAACGAACACTGAATCGGATAATGACGACGACCGTCCTCTAACTGATGAAGAAAAAACGGCCTATTTGCAGCGCCTCAGAAATTCCCACACGATTGGGGTAGCCGATCCAAGCGAACCAGAAATCAACGAAGAGGTTCGCAACATCAATGGCGTCCCGACTATTGTTGTGACTGCACCGAAAGCGAAAATCGCACAGAAACCGCAAGAATTTACCGCGCCCGCCAAGCCCTATGACGAATATCTGAACGAAGCGGACGGTAACGAGTTTGAGGCAGGCAAGGCGTTTTACAAGAGCGAGCTACAGGGGAAAATCGTCAAGACGGTGATTGGCGACGTGCATCTGTTGGGAAGCAGTTGGCAAAAAATTAAACTCGATGCCAAAAAAGACGGTCTTATTGCTAACCTGATACCGCATGTCCCAGAAATTCTAAAATCTGGAAATTATGAAGGCAAGGAACCACTATATAAGGAGCGCAGTGACGCTTATGTTGCTTTCCACCATTTCGTCCATGATTTGAACATTGGTGAACAGGAAGTAACAGCAGGTGTTGGCGTAGGGGAACGAGAAGACGG